GCTGCTAAGTTTGTCGCCAAACTATAGTGTACTCTAACTGTGGAACCTATGCTGGTTATCGCAAACACCATAACCATAAGACTAAACCATGTGTTGAGTGTTTGGCTGCATCCAGTGTGTACAATAGATTACGATATGCCAAGAATAATCGTGCTCATGTGACGGCCAAGTATCGTGCCTCAAACCTTGATAAGGTGAGAGGTCGGGAACGCTCTAAGAATAGAAGACGCAGAGCAAAGATTACGAACGACTATAACGAACTCCAGGTTATATCTGTATATGGGATTGATTGCTACTTATGTGGATTAGAGATTGACTTTATGGCTCCCCGAAAATGTGGGATAGAAGGCTGGGAGCAGGGTTTGCATATTGATCATGTTGTTCCTATTGCAAAGGGTGGCTCAGATACCTTGCAGAACGTCAGACCAGCACATGCTTTATGTAATTTAAGAAAGTGGGCAAACATATGATCAACATGGAAATCCCTGATCCATTCCAAACCTTTGTAGCCAAGAAATATGCCAATGCTAAGGGCTATGTTCATGACTGGTTTAGCGGTGAATGGTCTTATAGGTGTAGTACTTGTAAGGAAGATCTTTCTGGTCCATCCCGCAAAATATTGACAAAGATTAGACTTTATCATACAAGAAATGAGTGCTTAGGTGGCTACTAAGAAATGTGACCACACATGGTATATGAGAGAAAAAGGCATTACCTGTACAAAATGTCTAATGATTTGGGAGAGTGATGAGGATATTAATCTGTCCAATTTGTAAGAAGGAATGGGATTTAAGATGGGGTGTCTTTGCTCATGACTCCCTTGCTAGGCATATGAAGGCTACTCACCGATAGTGCCCGTCTAGGGCATAGGGAGGTTTACTACTTCTATTTTGCGCCGAACTTAAAAGAGTGTATGATAAAATATATCCGTGAACAAACTAGAGTCGTCGTATAGTAAATTTATGGGATACAAGATAGCATGCACCCAATGCGACGAACTTCACCTTAAACCAAGTGATGAACCATTTGTCTGCTTTAACTGCCTTTCCGATTGATGGTATAATAGTTATATGGCATACATGATAAACAATAAATCCGTTGGAAATGATCCTTGGTCAATCGAAAGAACTGAGTCGTATCATAAATTTTTAAATAAATTGGGAAACTCTGCAGAAAACATTATAACTATTCCTAATTTTTTAACAAAAGAAGAAATATCTTATTTGATGGAAGGATTAGACGAGAGAGCCTCTCATCGTTTTGTTTCTCAAAAGGGTCCTAACGGAGAGCCATTAACTTACATGCATAAGTATGATGGTCTGCCTGATATTTACAACATTATAAGCAGAGTTAAAAATGAAATAATAAAAGCATATAGTCTAGAGGATATCAATATAGTAGAAAAAGAAGACTTCTTGGGTGTTGTTCACTGGGAGACTGGATCTTACTTAAATGTTCATGTGGATGATCTTGGCTATGTAACAGAAAATCATTTGCCAATTATTATTTATTTAAATGATAACTATGAGGGTGGAGAGATTAAATTTGAAACACATAATCTTTCTATTAAGCCAAAGACTGGTGATTTAGTTGTATTCCCTGGAAATTTGCACTACGCTCATGAGGTTACAAAAATTTTGTCTGGCGATAGATACACACTGCCAATTTGGTTTACGATAGTAGAAGATTGATGGATAGCACAAAAAAAAGAAAACTACTAGATGGGTCTGAAGTAGATGATTACGATTATCCAATAGACTTAATACTACATACAAGGGCTCCTGCAAAATGGAAGTTGATCGATCTTGAAACTGGTCAAGAGTATCTTGGTTCAGAAATATCTCATGAAACATTTGGAGAACTTTTAAGAAGTAAAGTAGCAAAGGCTAAGATAGGATCTTGGTTTAAAACAAAAGGAAGAGTAATAAAAAATGGATAACCAAAAAAAGCCTATAACATTTCACTGGATGTGGAGAAGACACTGGCAGATAAATGACAGTATTGAAAACCTAGACCTTAAAGGAATTCTTGGCATGGCACAAGAACTAGATGGTGCTAATGTAAAATCTGTTTTGCTTCCTTATGGTCCAGGAGGAATTGACTTTTCTTTGGTTATACAAGAAGCATTACAAAAAACAAACCAACTAATAATGACAATTGCACTGCCAGCATACGGAACAAGCCCTGATTATGCTGCTAAAATTGTTGACACATTAAATAAATTTGCCCCTGGCAGAATTGGGGTAAACCTTGTTGCTGGAAGATGGGGAGACGAAGGTAATGGTCATTCTGAAAAAATAGTTATAGATCATTACATGCATGACCCATCACTGATAGATACCCTTGAAAAAAGAGTAGGTATTTCTGCAGTTTGGATGGATAAGATGATGGCTTTAATGGAAGCCCATCAGCACAAGACTCATATGGCAGTTGTTGGCTCATCAGACACAACGATTGGAATAGCAAACAAACATTGTGAATATATATATGTCGATGATAATTTATTGTTTAGAGATCAGTTTAAAAAGATTGATCTAGATAAGGTAAAGCCAATAGTTATTATTGACCCACTTATTATGAATCATCCAGACGATGAAAAGCATGTCAAGTATGATAAAAATGCACCAGTTAGGCAACAGCATCATTTAATAAAAGGCTCAATGATTGATGTTGTTGCACAAATAAGAAATCTATCTGAGCAGTTTGGAGTTTATGACTTTATGATTCATACTGATCAAGAAGATATTAGCGGATTACTGGAACTAGTAAAAAACTTTAATGATATCGTAGTGCCTGAAGGAAATGTCATTGGATACTCTGACCTAACAGTGCAAAACTTTAATAATATTGGAAGTGATCCTAGTAATATAAAAGTATTTAATAATTACTTAAGTAAAGAAGAATGTGATCATATTGTAGGACTTATAAATAGCACGGAGACGAGTAATAACCGTCCTTTGCAACCAGACAGTTCTGGAAATCCTACAATATCTTTGCTATATTATGACTCACTCACTTATTCAGAAAAATATATACCTGGTATTCAGGCTATTTTAGAAAAAGAATTTGGTGTAAAACTAAAGCCAAGGAATTCTCGTTTTGCTCAATGGGTTCATAACAATAGTCAGACTATTCCAATAGATGACATGGGTCACAAAGACTCAAATCATTTAGCAGGCTGGGTCTATCTAAATGATGACTATGATGGTGGTGGCTTGTCGTTCTTCAATCAAGGCTTATCGCTTAAGCCAAAGGCTGGTGATTTGATTCTATACCCTGGAAATCCTCACTACTGGTATCATGTTGGGCCAGCAAATGGCTCAAGATACATCATGCCAATATGGTTTGATTTTGTATAATGATATAATAGTTCTATGAAAAAGTCTAAATGTTTCTTTTGTGAAAATGACGCTACTCATTATGACGTGGTAGTGGATCACTCTGAATATATAGTTGCAGATGTGTGCTTAATTCATTTGTCTATGGGGCTTGTATCGTAGTATGAACCCACCCAAGATAATTGCCTATCCAAGATCTGGAACACACTATCTTCAAAGCCTTATACTGGCACACTCTTCTCAAAAAATAACATTTAGCCACTATCCAGTTACTGAAAACAGATTTATTATAACTATTGCAAGAGATCCTTTTGACAGCATTCAGTCTCATGTAGCAATGAATAAGCACTACAATCCAAAAACATACAAAGAAAATGATTATATAGAGTATTATGTTGATCTGTATAAATATTTATATAACAATGCTAACCTAGTTATTGACTACAACGATCTAATTAATTTCCCTGAAGAAACAACAAAAATGATATGTGATTTACTTGGTTTTGTAAAAAACCCATCAAACCATAAGATGCACGGCGATAAAGAAGATATTGAATATTTAGTCTCTAGTAAAACAGTTAAAGAATATAATGAAGAATATTTTAAAATAGAAGATATGGCAAACTGCTATAATGAATACCACAATCTTTTATCTAAAGTAAATAAAGAGAGTTTGCAATGGAACTAACAAGAGATATTTTGCCTTTTTATAAAGCAGACCAAAATGATCCCTGGTATTTAAAAAAATACTTTACAAATACTCTTGAGTTTGGCTACCATTACCCATATGCAACAGATGCTATTATAAATAAATATAGTGGGGAGTCTTTTTTACCTACTGTAGATGAAATTAACACGTACGAGATTAATAGACTTGGTATGCGTGGAGAAGTAGATCTTGATGCCGATGTTCTAGCCTCTGGCTGCTCTATTACCTTTGGTATTGGAATTCCAGAAGAGGGTAGATGGACGAATATTCTAAGTGATCGGATGAATAAGAGCATAATGAACCTAGGAAATCCTGGAGCAACTGCAGCAACTATCTGTAAACATATTATCAGTTACTGCATGAACAATAAAATGCCAAAAGAAATTTTTTGTCTAATGCCAGATTTTCTTAGAAGTATGGTTGTAGTAGACAAAGAGTTTTATAAGTCAGGCGTAAAAAGAAAAAATGTTGGCACAGAAGATCATCTACAATTAATATTCTGCAATCCTAAAATTAGAACAACTGACAATATGATCTTTATGGAAACAGAAAACAAACAAAATATAGAAGACGCAACTTCTCCACATCAATTAATATTAAATGCTATAGACTATATTTATATTTTAGAATCATTTTGTTTAACAAACAATATAAAACTATACTGGACAACTTGGGACAGGGCAAGTTCTATGATTATGCAAGAACTGTCAATGCTTGAAGACTTTAAATTAAAAAATTTTGTTTCTTTTTATCCAAAAGGTTCAGGAGATCAACTTAATCGGTTCATGAAAGAAAATTGCGTCTTAGACCACACTCATAAATTTAAAGATCATTTGTGTTGGTCAAAAGGATCGGACTATTCGGTTATAAACTATGAAAAACAAACTCAGATGGCTCACCCAGGAATTCATTTTCAATACCATGTGTCAGAGTTTTTCTATAATTTGCGTAATCAAGAAAGTCCTACAGAATGAAAGATCATCTACCATACTTAGTAACATTCCCAAGAAGTGGTTCTCACTATTTTGACGAACTTATTTATAAAGAAGTAGGGATTCACATTGAAAAATCTCACACTCTAAATTTATTGTTTGATAAAAACAACAATAAGAAAAGAAAGTTGATTACAATAGTTAGAGACCCAGTAGACAGCATTACATCCTATAGTGCCTATGAACAAAGCAACGCAGGTCCTAGGCCTTTGTTTGCTACGGATACAAGGGTTAATCAACTTCTTACAGAATATATACTTATGCATAACTTTTTGTATGAACATGCAGACTATATAATTGATTTTAATGATCTTATATCAAATCCAGAGGCTGTAACTAAAAAAATTCTAAGTCTTTTAGCCATAGACTCAGAAGATTATGTTCTTTTCGCTACATATCCAATGAAATATTCTGAACATTACCTTCCGTCAAGCAAAACCTTATCATCCTATGACAAAAATCTATTAGATAAATTTAATTTTGATTCATGTTATTTTTATTACAACAGAATTTTAGAGAAAAAGATTATTATTTAGCCAATTTGACAAAACCAACACACTAAGGTATAATAAATATATGAATCAATTTATGCAAGACTACGCCTCATGGGTACTTGCTGTCATTGGAGTTACAGGCATCTTCTTTGTTGGCCGTAAGACTATTTGGGGATGGTTTGTGCTCCTATTCAATGAATGCCTTTGGATAGCCTATGCTATTTATACTGATCAATATGGTTTTATTTTTAGTGCCCTGGCATATGCAGCCGTATACATTAAATCTTACTTACACTGGAGACAAGAAGAATGAAGTCTGATCAATGTTTAAAGTGTGAAATGCAGAAGAAAGACCCTTTATTTTGGAATACACATCAGACCATGAGTGATAATGTGGTGTGGTGTGCCAAAAGAGCCTAAGATTACGAAGATGGACTGGAGAGCCCTGGGCTATTGGCCAGTGTATAAGGATGGAAAGAGAGTATGGGAAAAAGATGATAAATCATTCGACAAAAACACAGAGAACTAGGATACTTCCATTACGATGGATTGGTAATATTTCTGGAGAGTTTGCAGGCAATCACCTTGTTAAGGCTATTAACTTAGATGAGGAATTAGATAGTGACTTAGGGTTTCGTTATAAATACCATGCAAAAATGTGGGTACTGCTTAACAAACCTTACGAATGGTGGGGCACATACTATACAATTGATATGGATATGTGGAAAAAGGATTTAGATCAAATGAGAATGGATATGTCAGATGAAGGCTGGGATGACTATGACGCTTTTGGTAAGGCATATTGGGATAAAGATAAGGATAAAAAATGAGTATAGATGATATGATATTACGAGAAGAAATTGCAAGGGCTATAGAGGCTATACCTATTGAGCCGTCTGTTACAAATGCTTTGGGTATGCGTATAGAGGCAGCAAAAATTGCAAGGGGATTAGATAACTATATGACTCAGTGGTTTGAGAGACAGGTGGATTTTGAATGATTAGTTTATTTTTTTTAGTGCCAGCATTTATTGCTGGGTATGTATCATGTTATTTTATTATGACATACAAAGTTAGTCAAGACTAGATTGAAGCCTTCTGCATACATATTTGATGTGGATGGAACCCTTGCTAATGTAGATCCATATCTACACCATGTTCGTGGCTCTAATAGGGACTACAACGCCTTTCATGAGGCTTCTATAGATGCCCTGCCAAACATAGAAGTTGTTCAAATGTTAAATAATGCTGTTTCTGATCGACATGCAATCTTAATTGTTACATCACGTAAAGAAAAATATCGGGGACTAACATCTATGTGGCTTGCAAAAAATAATATAAGGTCTCATGCCTTGTTTATGAGGGCAGATGATGATAGCAGACCAGACTACGAAGCAAAGAAAGATATGCTTGATAAGATTAATGTACTCTGGGAAGTTGTGCATGCCGTAGATGACAATCCAAATGTAATTAAATTGTGGGAAGATCATGGAATCCTTACAACAAAAATTGGAACATGGGATGGAAACAAATCTTGACACACACATTTCAATATGGTATGATTAGTTTATGAGCAAAAGAGTTAAGAAAATTTATAAGTGCGTTGAATGTGAAACCATGATTACTATCGTAACAAAGGTTCACGAACTACCCGAATCAATAATTTGTCCTTGTGACAAAGTAGCAGAAAGCCAGTGATCTAATTGAAAAAATCTAACAATAAGGTATCTCAGCACAAGATTAAAAGAGCAGTCAAGAATAAGAAAAGAATACAGGCCAAACCATACCTGTCAAAGTTTGAACAGCAACAAAACAGGATCAGAGAAGAAATTGTTCTTGGATCATTACGCTCAGTCCCTAACTAGAACTGGAGAAATTCGTGGTAGATCAAGAAGAAGTAAATAAAATATCAAAAGAAATAAAGCGTTACATTATTAAACAACACATGAAGACATACTATCATACTACTATTGGAATTTTATGTTTCTTGCTTGGGACATTCTTTGGACTACTAATTAAATAAAGACTAGCACCAGTAGCCAAGTTGGTTAAGGCACCGAACTCATAATTCGGCTATCGTAGGTTCAAGTCCTACCTGGTGTACTACACATCTGTAACTCAGTTGGTTAGAGTACCTGCCTTATATGCAGAGAGCCGAAGGTTCAAGTCCTTCCAGATGTACAAGGCGAGTGTTGCATAATGGTAGTGCACCATCCTTCCAAGTTGGT